TTATTTGTGGTGCCGTCGATGCTTAATCAGACTGCAGACAAACAAATAGCACAGCGCGCCGAGGGCGCACCAGAAGACGCCGCTCAGCAACCACGCCAGCTCCTGCCAGAAACTTCGCGTTGATACATACAGCATGCGCATCAGCAGCAGACACAGCGGTGCCGCCAGCATTGCGCCAATAAGCGGCTTGACCACCTCCCCTTTACGGGAAAGAAAACTGGCAGCGGCTCCCGGCAGGGTGAAAAAGAGCAGCCCCAGCTCCGGATGTCCGGCTGCCCTGAATGCCCCTTTCACATTAAAAGCGAGCGACATGCACACGACGGTAAACAGCAAAAAACAGCTGATCACCCCCGCCCAGTTTCGTTTAATGTTCAAACTATCCTCCTGACTTATCTCTATCAAATACAGCTTCGTCGGGTAGACGCCCAGTCAGATAAAGCAGTGCGGCAATCCTTGCCAAAGTACGCACAGGGTGATGCGATAATAGGTAGCTGTCAGTAGCTAATACGATTAAACTATCGGCCAGCTAATGTTTTAGGGAATAAATTAGGTAACAGGGAGGGTTGAACGCGTTCCCTGGCCCAGAAAACAGTAGCCCAAATAGTCCTTTCATTCAACAACTTACTGGTAAACAAGAAGTTAGCCTCCGTGAATATAAACGTCGCAGACTTGTTAAATGGGAATTACATCCTGTTATTATTTGTGGTACTGGCGCTGGGCCTTTGCCTGGGTAAATTGCGCCTGGGTTCAGTTCAACTTGGTAATTCCATTGGCGTTTTAGTCGTCTCCTTATTATTAGGTCAACAGCACTTCAGCATTAACACGGACGCGCTCAACTTAGGCTTTATGCTGTTTATTTTTTGTGTTGGCGTAGAAGCGGGACCGAACTTTTTTTCAATTTTCTTCCGCGACGGCAAAAATTATCTGATGCTGGCGCTGGTGATGGTCGGCAGCGCGCTGCTGATCGCGTTAGGGCTGGGTAAACTGTTTGGCTGGGATATCGGGTTAACGGCCGGTATGCTGGCAGGCTCTATGACCTCCACCCCCGTGCTGGTGGGTGCCGGTGATACCCTTCGCCATTCCGGCATGGCCGGCGCGCAGCTCTCTACCGCGCTCGACCACCTGAGCCTGGGCTATGCCCTGACCTATCTGATTGGTCTGGTGAGCCTGATTGTCGGCGCACGCTACCTGCCAAAACTGCAGCACCAGGATCTGCAGACCAGCGCCCAGCAAATCGCGCGCGAGCGCGGTCTCGATACCGATTCCAAACGTAAAGTCTATCTCCCGGTAATCCGCGCCTATCGCGTCGGGCCAGAGCTGGTGGCATGGGCTGACGGCAAAAACCTGCGCGAGCTGGGGATTTACCGCCAGACGGGCTGCTATATCGAACGTATCCGCCGCAACGGCATTCTGGCGAACCCGGACGGCGACGCGGTGCTGCAGATGGGCGACGACATCGCGCTGGTGGGCTACCCGGACGCCCACGCCCGTCTCGACCCGAGCTTCCGTAACGGCAAAGAGGTGTTTGATCGCGACCTGCTCGACATGCGTATCGTCACCGAAGAGATCGTGGTGAAAAACCATAACGCCGTGGGCCGCCGACTGGCCCAGCTGAAGCTGACCGACCACGGCTGCTTCCTCAACCGCGTGATCCGCAGCCAGATTGAGATGCCGATCGACGACAACGTCGTGCTCAACAAAGGCGACGTACTGCAGGTCAGCGGTGACGCGCGACGCGTGAAAACCGTTGCCGACCGCATCGGCTTTATCTCCATTCACAGCCAGGTCACCGACCTGCTGGCCTTCTGCGCCTTCTTTATCGTTGGCCTGATGATCGGGATGATCACCTTCCAGTTCAGCAACTTTAGCTTCGGCATCGGTAACGCCGCCGGGCTGCTGTTTGCCGGGATTATGCTGGGCTTCCTGCGAGCAAACCACCCGACCTTCGGCTACATTCCGCAGGGCGCGCTGAACATGGTGAAAGAGTTCGGTCTGATGGTCTTTATGGCGGGCGTCGGCTTAAGCGCGGGCAGCGGTATCGGCCACAGTCTGGGCGCAGTCGGCTGGCAGATGCTGGTATCCGGACTTATTGTCAGCCTGGTGCCGGTGGTGATTTGCTTCCTGTTCGGCGCCTACGTGCTGCGCATGAACCGCGCCCTGCTGTTCGGGGCGATGATGGGCGCGCGTACCTGTGCGCCGGCCATGGAAATCATCAGCGATACCGCGCGCAGCAACATCCCGGCGCTGGGGTATGCGGGCACCTACGCTATCGCTAACGTGCTGTTGACGCTGGCAGGTACGCTGATCGTTATCATCTGGCCTGGACTCGGATAACTCCCAAGTTTGCGCGTGATGAAATTATTTTCGTTACGCGCAGAACTTTTTTTTCAGGGGGCAGTCATAACTAGTGCCACTGCTTTTCTTTGATGTCCCCAATTTGTGGAGCCCATCAACCCCGCCGTTTTGGTTCAAGGTTGATGGGTTTTTTGTTGCCTAAAAATAAAAATCATTAAATTCAAAAGCTTATAACGAAACTGTAATTGAGTTGGCGACAAAATGGCGACAGCGATAGAGCCCAATCATAGTTGTTACAAATCTTGCTCGTCAGGTTCATATGCTAATTCCAGCTCCCCAAAATCCATCGACGTTGGACGCTCTATTACTTCCACATCTTCAACAGTCAAATCATCTATAGAACCTGACAAGTCTCCGGAGATTGTTATTAGTATTCTGGATGTATATGTTTCCTCGGCACGCTTGGTGATTGACCCCATGTAGACATGATCCTTATCGAATGAATCGTAAACTGATAGGGAGAAATCACCATCTGCGTAAAGTGAAATTTCTGCAAATGCTTCTAAAACAACCCAGTTTTCATCCTTGTCAATAACAGTGAAGTGGTTATCTGTGAACTCAAAATCTTCAAATCCACCTGAGCATCCATCAGCCTCCCAGTACAAATATGAATCTGCCTCTTGTTCTGGTGCAAAACCGTCAAAGGTTGACTCAAGGTGTACAGCAACATCATGCAAGAATTTACCGGCCTGTCCTTCAGCAAGTGCTTTTTGTAAGTTATCAATTAGTTCATAAGGTGCGGTTTCTTCATTGAAGTGTGCTAAAGCCTTTGATAAGTCAGGTTCATAATGCAAATTCTCAGCATCAGCACAAAATCTCTGCCAATCGTCATCTCTTGCTACGGCAAGAACATTTTCACCATTCTCTTCAGCCCAAGCTTGTACGGCCATTAATGTGATCGCATCAGGAAACTCATTTTTTTTCTTACCTGTATCTGCGAAAGGAGCTTCTGAAGAGAAATATCGTTCAAGTAGTTCAGGTACCGAGACGTAATCCCCAGTAGTCAAAACCTCCGCATCTGTTACGCCAACAAATCTGTCTAATCTACTCTTTCCTAATCCTTCAACTTCTCTGCCTTCAATCAATGTTCTTTTTGCGTCATTTAGTTCGCTTCCATCAAAAAAAAGATGATCGCCAGCCTCTTCGAAAGCTTTCTCAAGGGAGCCACGTGAGGTCCTGATTTTCCTTTCAAGATGATTTTTAACTTCATTGTAAATTACATCCGGTATCAAAAACGTTGTCGGGGTTCGGCTGAACTGGGAAAGCTTACCCAGTAGTCCTTTCTCAAGCTTTAATCCGTACTGATCGTAGATACTCGTATCTAACAAAATTGCGGTGAATTTTTCAGTCATATCGAATGCCTTAATGTAAGCTCTGCCAAGTAATCATCGGAAGAAAATCCACAACTAAAAAGCGACTACTAATGTGGCAAAAGTTTTTTTAAGTTCCAAGATTAAAATTAGCTTTCGATGCAACTGTTAGTCGCTGGTTTTCATGAAATGCATGCAGTTTTTTTCAGTTTTCTATGTACCTTTAAAATTCACCTATGCCTTGCTAAGTCTGACCTCAACGTTCCTAAGGCGAAAACAGCCAGAAAACAATAACGTTCCATTTCATTCACACAAGATTTGTTTTTCCCTTGTTTTTCTGTAGGTTACATTTTTTATTCGATCCTCCGCAGATCCATGAAAGTGAAAAACACTGAAATTCTTTTCAATCTTTTCAGTTCTGATTTTCCGCAAAGCCGCCAGCAATGGTGCGGGCTGGCGGTCTGGTTTGTAGAAAAATAAAACTGAAAAATTTTTATGATCCAAAAACCGCAGGCGGGTGCGGTGTAGTGCGATTTTTGTCTGCGAAAGTTTTTTTTGGCCGTGCTGTGACGCCCCAGCGCCCCGCTGTGGACACGATCTGTTTTAAGGGTGGCTTTGAGTGTGCGAAAAGGCTAAACGCGCCAGAGCGCCGCTGACAGCGCGTAGCGATAGCCGTTTAAGAGATAAGAAAAAAGATATCCCCGCCAGGGGGATGAAGGGCATAAAAAAACCCGCTTTCGCGGGTTATGTTCTGGACTGGTTTACTTGCCAATTACCGGGGAGTATTTGCCGTTCAGCGTGTCCGCTTTCGCTCCGGTGCTCCGGATGGCTCCCGCGTTGGTCGGTGCTCCCGTATTGCTGTGCGTGTGGCTTGCCGTTTGCTCTGCCAGCTCTTTCACCACATCGAGCGTGTCGAGCATCAGCTGCGCCACGTTGATTGTGCCAGAGCCAATCCACACTACCGGGGCAATAATCTGCTGTTGTACTGCCGCCACGCTTTTACGTATCTGGCCAATTTTCTCGATCAGGTCTTTACCCGTTGTGACTGTCTGGCTCCCGGCAATGTCCGTTTCATCATTGCCGCCGATACTCGCCACGCGGTTATTTACTGCCTGGCTGTAATCACCCGTGCATACCTGCTGAATGGCTCCGGCCATCAGTGTGGACGTGCCCAGCACCGTAACTTTATCCGTGGCCTTAATGGTAGTTTCCCGGCTCACCAGCTCCCGCTGTTCCGTATCGGCCTTAACCATCCGCGCCATAGATGTTTCACTGATCGTCTGGTCTGTCTGCCTCACCCAGTCGCCCGCCTGGGTGACGCGCTGCGACACTTCCGCACGCTGCTGTTGCAGCTGCTCGCCTGGCTGGATATCCGGTAAGCTGGTTCCCTCCGGCACGGTCTGCCGCACAAAGGGCTTATCCGGCCTTCCGCCAGTAAAAGCAATTTCAACCAGCGTCCCTTCAGGGGGAAACTGGAACATCCCGGAATCGTTACCCGCCATAGGAACCGGCAGAGGCACAGCTGAGTAAACAGGCGTGTCTTTATCCGGGTTGCCGTCCGCGTCTAACAGCTGCACATCAACCGCATAACGAGGACGGAACGGATCGGAGAAATTGCCGCTTTTCACCGCTTCAACGGGATTCATGACGCGGGCGAATTTTGGTAAGTGCGTCCCGGATGCCAGCTCCGGATAATGGCTTTCAATCTGGCGCTGCACGGGCGTTTTCTGGAGTGCCTGACCCGTTGAGCGGTTGCGTGGCGTCCAGGTCACGGCCATCGTGTCATTTTGCAGGTGGACTTTTGTCACCCTCTCCCCGTTCAGATCCACGCCGGGGCGCAGACTTTGCACCAGGGGAATCGTCATGGAGTTCCCGCCAGCCGCCCCCTGGTTAAATTCATGGGGGATCTCAATCGGGCGATCAGCAAACAGTGCTTTTTCCGCGCCGCCTACATACACCCCGCCGTCCGGTAGCTGGTACCAGACGTAATCCGTAACGCCAAAAGCTTTACCCAGATTATCCAGCAACTGATAACCCGTACCGCTATGGGTGAAGTGTGGGATCGGACGGTCTGAATACTCTGCATCCGGTACACTGATTGTCAGCCCGCTATGCTCCGTCAACCAGCTGGCTACATCGCGCAGCGTAGGATGCTGGAATGAGCATGGCCACAGACGTTCAAACACGCCGACCAGCTCACGAACAAACAACCGCTGGAAACCATTTTCAGCAGGTTGCGAGCGCTCCACATACCCGGTGAACCAGCGCAAAACCAGATCGGTATAACCCACATCGAGACGCACCAGTTTGCCCGTATAGTCCTGCGTTGTCCCGGCAGTAATAAACCCCCGGCCGCAGCTGTTCAGCTCCAGCACCAGGCTGGCATCAGCCAGGTGGATTTCATCCGTTGAAAGGTACAGGCGTTTAATCGGCTTCATTTTTATCCCAGTGCATCATTTACGGGCTTGAGCACCTTGCGTTCAAACCACGTCAGTTTTTCTTCATCCTCGCCAGCTGCCTGGCTTCCGTTCTGGCCGCTGCCACTTCCCGCCGTTTGTTTCACGGCTTTGGTTTTGCCGCTTGCCCTGGCCTCACGTTTTTCCTGCACGCTGATATGTTCGGTCAGCGTGAACGTAACCAGCCAGGACATGCGCCCATCCTGCGGCGGCGCGTCCAGGGTTCCGGTAAACGTCGCCTCACGAAAATTCACAGCACGCGCCGCCTCATGCGCTACGCGGTATTTCTGGCGCTGGCCGCTGGCATCAGTAGCGCTGCCCAGCTCAAAGATACGCCGCAGGATCTCCGGATTTTTATACGGTATTTCGCCTGACACGCGCAGCTCCTTGCCTTTAATGCCCTGCTCGGATTTCGTGGTTGCACTCGTCTGGCCGGACTGGTCTTTGTCCTGAAATTGCTGGGAAACAGTAACGCGCATGTTCTTCAGCAGAATGGCTTCACCGTTAAGCGCCAGTGTCGGGTTCGAAGTCATGGATCATTCCTTTTATGCCGTCGAGATTGTCGCCAACCAGCATCATGGCGGCGGTGTACACGGAGGACTGAAGCGGAATCCCCTTTACCAGCTCCAGAAGCGTTGACGGTAAATCGCCGCTGGCGGTAAACACCCATGCCCTGGCGCTTTTTCCCTGCAATTCTGTTAACCCGCTGGCAATGCCAGAAAGGAGGCTGTCACGCTGCTGTTTAAACTCCCCCATCAGCTTTTTTGCCCCCGTCAAATCCGCGACGGCAGCGGCTTCCTGCTGAGCTTTTTTCACCGCTGCGGCCGCCAGGGCTGTGCGGCTTGTAGGCACGGATAGCGGGATCGCCGCAGGCAAACTCTGGCTGTATTTCGCCGGGATTTGCATCTTCTCCGCAGCCAGCTGCGCGGCAGACTGCGCCAGCCTCCGCACCTGGGTAAATGCAGGGCTGGGGAATACATCTACAAGATTATTCAGGCTGGCCATAAAGCTGTCATGCGTCTGGCCAGAAACCATCATGATCACGATATCCGCCGCCCCGCCCGTTCCGGCCAGTTTCTCAGCCAGGTAATTGATCGCATTTACCGGGCTGAGATAAGCGCCGTTTTCCGTCTGTTGCCCCAGCCCGTAAATCCACGGGTGAGCAGGTATAACAGAACAATTCAGAGCCGCAACTGAATCGCTGAATGCAATCCGCGCCTCACGCCACATCTTGTGGAACCTCTGGCCACTCAATATCCGCCGATTTAGTAGGATCAACACGATTAAGTAACACCCGGTATTTTTTCCAGTTGTTAAGTAATTCGATTTCCTCTTTTGTGGCAATTTCCAGTTCTACGGCATCTTGTAGCGGTGCAATTTTCGTGGAGGCCTCATATAGCAAATTCTCTTTCTTTTGTAAGTTAATTTGTATATCGGTAGGTCGGATATCCGTAAAAACACCGTCAATATATGTGAAATTACCTAACACATTCTCTGGCACAGTTGATGGATCAACCTCATAAACACTGCGCCCTTCCTGCATCCCCATAAATGACACATCAGATTCATAGGCAATAACAATACCACTTTCATCAGTAGACACTGCGCCTTTCCAGTAACGCAACGTTTCATACCAGTCGCGGCCATGTACATCCTGAAAATACAGACCTGTGCGTATTTCACCATTTATTTCTACGTGCTCATATTTATAAATAATAGGTCTAATGAACTCATCCATAATTAATCACCAATATTTATCCATGTTTTAGATTGAATATTAAAATATTGCATCTGGCGGTAATAAACGCCCAGCTTTCGCCCGTCGCTTCGGCCTTCCATCGTTATTCCGGTGACAACGCACCCGGCTGGTGATTCCCAGTTGCCGAAAAACACGTCTGTCGGGTTCTGTAGTTGCTGCCCGCCGCGCCTGATGCCGTTAACCATGCCAAAATTAGCTATAGTCCAGGAAGGTGTCGCAAAGCTCCCAATTGCCCAATTTGTCGTAGCCAGACGGATCAGATTCCCGGTAGATTCCTGACGCATATAAGGGGCTGAGGAGTTGTCGGCTTCAAGCCCTACGTAAGTAATACAGTCTCTAAGTGCATATTGTTTAGGCGGGTTATTTGATGAATAGACCCGCACGCCAGGAGTATCGAAAACCCCAGCGCCAGCTACTACTTTGTCACCTGCCTGAAATGCACCGAAAGATATTAAATTACCATCTTTATCTATTCTTAAGCGCGTATACCCGTTGTGCTGAAATACTAAACCGTTTGTGCCGCTACTTCCGTCACGGGTGATGCCGACTGTAAATTTATGACCGTACCAGTTAAATTCAACACCTGACACAACCCCGCCTTCACCAGCCTGTACATTATAAAGAGCAGACATATTTGATTCTGTGGGCAAGGTTTCAACTCTTCCCAGCTTGAATGTGGCATTATAATCACCTCCATTCGCAGACACCGCACCAATATCTGATGGTGTAGGTTTATTGGCTGAATCATACTGTTTTGCCCATGGCGTCCATGCACCATTATAATAAATACGGATATATGAGCGTGAATCGGCATATATCCGGTATACCTGCGTAACACCTGCATGTTTGTATACTTCAAGCGATCCAGCAACTGCCTCAGGGTAGTTTCGTCCGGTTTGAGCCTGTGCATTTGAAGCCTGATAATACAGACCCGGCGTGGTGACGCTATTCAAATCCACCGCATTACCAATTTCCACAGCCTGACCGTTGAAAATATCCTGCGCGGTGACAGCGATATCCTGAGAGAGTACACGCCCATTAACCCTGCGTGTTGATGGCACGCGGCTATTAGCATTATCATTAGCAGCCTTCGCATTATCATTCGCAACTTTTACCGCTTTCGGTGTCGCTGCAAACGCCTCAGAATCGCTGTCAGTTGAGCTACTCAGCTGCACGATACCTTTTTGCGCCGTAGTCGCGTCCTGCGCGGTGTATTTCCCGTTTGCAAGGTCATATGCCGCCTTAACCGCTTTCGGCGTCGCTGCGAACACTTCGGACTCGCTGTTAGTTGCGCTACTTAATTGCGTAAAACCTTTCGCGGCCGTTGTTGCATCCGGATGATTACGCGATTGCTCATGCTTTTTCAAAGCATCATTTGCAGCCTGATCGTTCAGCGTTCCTTTCGGACGCAGATCGGTAATGTTACCGTTGGCGTCAATACTGGCCACTGCAAAAACATAATGCTGAACGCCGTCTTGCACGTAATCCGCCAGATTTTCCGCAACCGTGATTTTGCTTTCCACCGCCCAGACGCTTGTTAGCGTTCCTGTCCAGGCCACATCCAGCCACACCTTTACAGGCTTGTTTGTCACGACAATATTTTGGCTGGTCAGTAGCTGTGTGCGCAGCCCGCGCACATATCCCACCCCTGGCGTTAAAAAATACTGCGAGCCACTTTTCCCTACCAGGTAGCCGTCACCGAAAAATGCCGCCGCGCCGTACAGGTCAATATTTTCCAGGCGCTGGCGTTCGTCCATTCCGGCCATACGGGCAGTGAAGTCAATCTGCCAGGTTTCAGCTGGGGTGTTAATCCCGGTTTCAGTCTGTGCGCCGTTAAACTCCATCAAAAACGAACGGGTAAGTACGTTTCCCTGCTGGCCGTCTTTCGTTTTCAACTTTTGCTGAATCGGCGCATGCACAATCATGGCCAGCGTGTTGCTTGCCTTGTTAATCAGCCCAATCCAGTTAAATGAAAAATCACCCACGTCAGCACCAAGTACAACGGAATGCACCACGGCATTTTCATTTACAACGCCCTTACGGCTCACCGCCTGACGGTGAACAATTTGCGCATCTGGCGGCAGCGTTTCATTACGATCAACTGGCTTAGTGGCATCCAGCCCCGGCACGTTGGCAAAAACAAATTCATCCAGCAGAACGGGCTCACCCGTTATCGCCTGGCTAGCTTTCCACTGCTCAAAGGCCAGTGTGATAGCAGTCTGTGACATAAATCCTCCCTATAAACTCGCGCTAAACATTGCGCTGCTGGCTTCCGTGCTGTTCATGCGTGCCGGATAAACCACGTATTCCCCCTGATCCCATCCCGCCCGGATGGCCAGGCCTTCAGATGTGATCACTTCAAACTGATAACGGCGGCAGGTTCTCCCGTACTGCCGGATTATCTGAATCATCAGCTGCGTGTTGTCTGCAATCTGACTGTCCGTGACGCGCACCATGATCACGTCCCAGTCAATGCCCACCTGGCGCTCAACCAGCTCCACGTAACCAATTCCAAGACGCTGAAAAATGTTAATAAATCCATCAACCGAACCTGCATCCCGCGCGTTAATAAAGGCGTAGGCCACACGCTTGCGAAAGAGGCTTAACGGTTCTCCGCTAAAGCGGGTAATGTCCCTGTCATAGGCGATTAAATTTAGAACCGGCTCAATACAGGTCAGCGGATCAAACTGCCGCAGCGGCCATGTTATCCAGCTGTACACCTCCGCCCAGAATGTCCGCGCGGTCTTAAGCAATTTCAGCGGCTCGCCCTTGTTCATCCATGACGGCAGCGCCATGCTGGCCAGTTTCTTCAGAAAATCAGTCATCTTGCAGCTCCACCGTTAAGGAGTTAAGGCGCGGAACATCCAGATCGCTCGTAATGTCCTTAAGTGAAAACTCAACCGAATCCGCATCCGTAAAGGTTTTGTGGATTTCACGCCCCAGCTGGGAGAACGAAAAACGGGAATACGGCCACGTCTTTTTCACGTCGTAATCCGTGTTTTCTCTGAAGGCGCAACGGATCAGGTTTTCAATCCCTTTTTTCAGCGTGTCCTGCTGTTCCGCCTCAAGGTTGCTCAGATTTCTGACATATACCGTCACGCTCAGATCGTGGCGGGTTTCCGGCATGGCAAAACACTGCATATCGTCCCCGTGGCCGTGGTGGCCTTGCGTGTTGATATAGTCATTTACCGCATCAATAAACGGCTCAGACGTTACCCCGCTATCCAGCAATAAATACGCGTTCGCTGTACCAGGCCCACGCGGCGCATCGTGAAGAAAGAAGATGCGATCAATGCTCAGCCCTGCCACGCTGGCAATCATCGAACGGTAAACCGCGTCCGTGTGGTAGTTTCCCACTAGGTTGAACTGGTTCCGGCAGCGCTCGCGCAGCTCGTCATCGCTTTCTTCATCCGCGCCCGGAACGGTCAGCCAGTCCTCTTCACTGGCCACATGACTGATACCGTCCACGGCCACTGGCAGAATGCGGTAATAACCCGGCGCAAGGTTGTACGCCCCGCCCGTTCCGGTGGCTTTGACGGCAAGTAAAGCGCTTGCCGTGCCGGACGGGATCACCACATCGGCAACAGTGGCCATGGCGTAAACTTTGCCGTTAATCCTTTCGGTCTGGACTACCGTACCCGCCGTCACGGTGACGGCCTGTTTTGAATCTTCCTTGTAAAAACGGATCACGCCTTCCGCCGCGCTGGCAGGTTTAGCCGTGACGTTCACCGCCCAGGCCAGCAGACGCAGCATCTGCCCGCCCGCAGTGGCCACAAACATATTGGCCATGACTACCGAAACCAGCGCATCCTTCAGCCACATCACTGGCGCGGTCACAATGGCGGTAATGAGCCGCCAGAACGGAGACATGCGCGACGTGTTAGTAATGAGCCCTTCCTGCGCGGCGATGGCGTTGAAACGGGTGCGCACCTCCTCTTCCGTAACGGGCATCCCGCTGGACTTCACCACATCTTCAAAATCTACCTGCGGCTTTTCTGTCATAAATCCACCTGCGCCGATATTCCGCCAAAGTCGTACGTGCTCGCCGTCACCCATAAACGTTTCTGGCTTTCTTCACTCACTTCCACCGTGCCCGGCACAATGCGTTCATCCTCTTCAATGAGCAGCTCCAGCTGGGTGAAGATATCCGCGCGTAAAGTCGGGCTACGCTCGCCAACCAGCTGCGTGGCCAGACCGCTTTCCAGAATGCTGTGAATAATGTCCTGCCCGATACTTTTTCGGTTATTACACAGCTCAGGCTCTTTCCCGGTATTCAGCACGAAATTACCGTTTTCAATCAGCAGATCGATGTAAAGCAAATCACTCATGGGTTTAGCTCCTGCCACTCCTGCAATTGTCCCGGTGAAAGCGTTTCTTTCGGATAAATATTCACCGTGTCAATTTTGCGGCTGTTGTCCGTAACTGATTTAGAATTGCTGTTTATGGTTTTACTGATCCCGCCGCGCTCAACGCCCTTTAGCTCCCCGCCTGTTAAAAGCACATTGGGGGAGATTGCTGGCGGCGGCTCCGGTAATAACGTGTTTTGCGTTAACTGCTGCGTAATATTCCCGCCATACTCAACATGTTTAGGATTGAATGGGATTCCCTTATTTGCTCCCGAACCTGAATCAGAAGCCAGGGCAATATCCACGCCCGGAATTTTATTCAGCTTTTCAATAATCCAGTTGTACGTTCCGGTAAATGAACTTTTCAGGGTGTCCCATAATTTCCCGAACACACCACCGATAACACTGGCCATTTTTTCAAAGGAGGCGACAGGGGAATTAATATCAAAGGCGTTAACCACATCACCCCAGCCCTCGATCACGATCCCGAACATCTCAATGACCGTCTGGATAGAACGATAAACCAGCTCAAACGGAGTCAGAACCATGCCAACCGCCCCCGCCACCACACGGCCAAAGGTTTCCCCCGCACTGGTCACGCCAGCCAGTTTTTCCCCGGTCATTTGTACCGGGGAAAGCAGGTTGCCAAACCAGCCAAACAGCGTTTTCACGCCGTTCCAGACCCAGCCCACCGCCGTGGCGATGCCGCTGAACAGCCCTTTAAACGGAGTCAGTGCGCCGCTGGCCTGGCTGAAACCACTGATAAAACCGCTAACGAAAGCCTTGATTGGTTGCCAGAACTTAATGACCGCCAGCACCACGCCAGCAATCGCCAGGGCAACGGCCGCAATCGGGGCAATCATCAGTAAAAACGAGGCAGAACCCACACGGGCGGCAATACTGGCGGCCAGCAATGCGGCACGCAAACCCCGTAGTCCGGCAGTAAACAGCTGCGTAACGGCGTTACTGGCGAGCATTGCCAGGCGATTGAGTCCCAGCAGTCTGGCCATGGGTGCCAGCACCTTAGTCATGCCCATCACCACAAACGTACTGACACCCATCACAATATTGGCGATGGCTCCCACGGCGGCAAAACTCAGCAGCGCCAGCGCGGCATAACCCACCACCCGCGCGATGTTGGGAAACAGCTGCATCCACCGGGAAAAGGTCTGCCCCATATCTGCCAGGCGATTCAGTAGCGGATACAGCACCGGGATCAGCGTCAGGCCAATGACGGTTTTAATGGCCGTCAGAATGGCAATGAAGCGATCCCACGGTTTCACCATTTTGGCCGCCATTTCCTGGGTACGCTTCAGCCCGTCAGCGCCCCCCAGTTCGGTAATATTCCGCTGAAGTAGCGCCACGTTGCCATACAGCTGCTTAACCACCGCCGAACTGTCTCCAAAGGCTTCATCCAGCTCCGCCTGTGCCTTCAGGTTCCCTTCCAGGCTCTTGCCATATTTGCCCTGTAGCTTCGCCAGCATTTCAGGCATGGACAGCATTTTTCCGGTAGCGTCAGTGAAGGACAGCCCAAGCTTTTTAGCGCCATCTATCGCGCCTGTCATAAAGCCTTCGTAAGCGCTGCTCGCTTCCGTTCCCAGCGTGCGGCTGAGTTGTCCCAGCACGGCCAGTTGTTCATCCAGCCCGACACCGTAGTTGGTTCCCACGCCGCGCGCGCCTTCCATCAGGTCTTTGATAGTGCCCATTTCCGCGCCGAACGTTTTGCGCATATAAACCATCTTCCCGGCCAGCTGCTCAGCGAACTGCACTTTGCCCAGGCGTGCGGCATCAGACGCAAAGTTGCCGAACATCTGCCCCATAAACTCCGACGTTTCCGCCGCGGTTGATTTCATGGCAAACGCCAGGACGTTGGCGACTTTGGTCACTTTCGGCAGTTCGTTCCCTGTCAGCCCGGCGATGGCCGCATTGATTGATTCAGTGGACTGAACAAACTCCACGGCGCTGGCGCCGTATGTCGTGCTGAACATGAGCGCATCGCGCCGGACGGTTTTAAGCGCAGAATCGTCGATACCTTTTGCGGCCGCCTCATTCAGCGCGTCATACATTTCTATGGCCGGAGACAACGCGCCTTTGATGGCCATTCCCGTTCCGGCCAGCGCCAGCACGCCGCCGCCAATCTTCGTAAACGCTGCCGTCGATTTTTCCGCAAAGCCGTTCACATTGTTCTGCACCTGTTTTAACGGGCGGGACAATTTATCAATCAGGCTTAATGTAAAATCTAACTGTTTCATTCATCGCCTTTAAAAGCAGTGCTTATTCCGTTTGCAACAGCAATACGCATATTTTCCCACTGACGATTATCAAGCCAGACAGCGGCGGCGATATCGTCAATGGAATCTTCCCCGTGGGGTAAATAGTGGCGGCGTAAAATTAAATACTGATCGAGTCCGTTTCTTTCAATAGCCCGAACTCGCTTTGTCAGTTTTTTACTTCAATTTCCAGCTCAGGCGCATAAATTTCATTTACCTTGCCAGCCAGCTGCAACGCTGCCCCCGGACGTTTTAAAAGCTCGGCCAGTGCGTCTTTACTCTCCGGCTCCACGATGCGGGTCAGGTAGTTATGCGCCAGGGCAACTTTATTATCCATCGCCATTTCATTAATGAATTTGTTGTAGGCGGTCTGGTTCGGTGCGAAAACAATTTCTTTACCACATACAACCAGTGCAATTTTCTGTTCCATTTAATAAGCTCTCTCGTTTATTTATTTCGTCAATCAGCGCGTTATGACGCGCCGCACACACAGAATATAAATCCTGATATTCAACAGCAGGGGCAGCAATATCCGCCCCGGTATTACCTTTAATGCGCGGAAGATTTTCCGTTGGGCATTTGCGCTTCAGGTTTTCCTGATAGGGTACGTTCGGTATTTTCGACGGTTGCGTTATACATCCGGATAAATTCATCAGACACGCAAACATTAGTGAATACCGGCTTAAGGATTTCCGTCCTGATTTCCTTCGGTCTGCCACTTTCCAGCGCCTCCAGTTTATCTTCCAGCCCCCTGGCGGATTCGCTGGCAATCTCCAGCATCGCCTTTTGGGACTTGTTACCCGCAACCTGCGCGGCGGAGTTGATCGCCAGCTCCAGGCTGTCACGCCGCCAGTCAGCGGTCAGCCAGCCCCAGACAAACGCCAGCGCAACCACTACCAGCCACTGGCCGTTTGTCATCAGCGCACCCCGTTATGTTCCAGACTGAAGTGATTACCGTCCGGACGGGATTTAAAGCGGCCGCCCCACGTACCGCCCAACGATTCCCAGTACTCACCCAGCGGGAGATAATCGGCCGTATCGGTTTTGTACTGGCCATTCACGAACAGATTAAAGTCTACGGCCAGGCGCTGGGTATGCAGACTGTTGGTTATGCCGCTGCCCTTTTTAGCGTTCAGCGCGGCCTGTTCCGGCGTACGGTACGCCTCGCCAAACGTCAGGCGATAGCCGTGCTCTTCAGCCCAATGGATCAGACTGGCCACCATCACGGTAAACAGCTGCTGCTTTTCACTCAGTGTCATTGTCACTCCCATCCTTTTTCCCCAGAGCCCTGCGGCGCAGGTAAATCTCAACTACCTGATAACCTGCAATAGCCAGCACCGTACCCAGCCCATTGATAGCCAGCGGACTGGCATTAGGTATCTGGAACAACGCAGCACCCGCAACAACCGAAACCAGACCACCGAGAATCAAGCGCCCAAAGAACAGACGCGGTGTGATTACATCGTCACTGGTCAGTAATTTCCCCAGCGCGACAAGCAGCCCGATGGTGATCAGGGTGTAAAAGCTCTTTTCATGTTCCTGCATCCCTGCCCCTTAACCGATCAGGTTTTCCGTGGCTTCCGCTTCCAGATACGGAACGCCGTTGATGTTTACGAACTTTGGACTGGTCACAAAATATTTGATTTTGTGCGTGGCCACGCTGCCACCCTTCGGATCGACATCCAGCAGGTTACTCAGCTGAAGTTTGCAGCCGAACGTTTCCACCTTGACTTCCTCGCTACCCGCTTTGGCATAGAAGAGGAAGTCCACGGGCTCAATACCGCGCCAGGAACCCGCCGAACGTGCTTTTGCCGTGAGCACGCTCAGCACTTTGGAACTGACTTCAATTTCACCCTCTGCGGCCACATCACCATCAACGTGACCATCCGGTACGCCACGGGTCTGCGCGGCGGCGCTGTTGTCCGTGATATCGAGAGAAACTTTCTCGATGTGGATCAGATCGCCGCCAATGTATGTATCAAACGACATTCCCGAAATACGCTTACTCATGCTGCGGCCTCCAGGCTGGCATCCAGTAACAGACTAATGGTGATTTGCAGCGGCACTTCCCAGGTGCGCACCACAATGTAAATCTCCACCGCCTTTTTGTTTTTCCAGACAATGGTCACATCACCATCCTGCGGCGGCTTCACTTCGCCGGGGAATGAAACCCCGTTGATGTTTGCTGCCGTGGACATTTCACGCAGCGGCTTCGCAAACAGCGTCTGGTGTGCGGCAATACTGCCCGGCGTGCTGTTAAGCGAACGGTCTGCAATTTTGCCGATGGCCAGCAGACGCACCCGGCGTGCGGCTTTATCGGCCACGCGCAGCGTTTCGATGGACTGATAATCGCCCCCTTCCACGTCCAGCGTGCGGCCGTCTGACCAGTAGAACCCGTCATAGTCCGGATACCACATCGGCACGCTGAAGCGCTGCGCCTCCAGCGCCTGAAGCGTGGACAGTTCCAGCACCTCCCCTGTGCCATCCAGCGGCAGTTCATCGCTGCCCAGGCTGACCAGCGCCCCCGTTTTCACGCGTGCCGGGCTGTCCGCCACGGTGACGGCACGGCTGCACAGGCGGCCAGCCAGCACGCCCGGTTCGTTCCCCCAGAGGCGGGGAACCAGCTGCACCGCTTTTTCCGCAATGCCAGCCTGAAGGGTGGACATACGCGCAAGGTAATCCGCCTGTCCCTCTTCATCCTGCATTCCCTGCGTGGCCAGAATGAACCACACCCAGCGGCCGTATTTAGCGATCAGATCCGCACGCAGCGTAACTGCCTGGTTAATCTCCGCCTTTGTGGAAATGTCATTGCACATCACCACCCCTTCCACAGAGCACGACACCTGCGCAGCCAGCACCGCTTTAACCCATGCGTCCGGCTCGCTGTCAGCTGCCAGGACATGGACGAACCCCCACCAGTTCTGGCCAGCATTCGACACTGCCGCCAGCACGTCCCGTTTTAACTGGCTGTCAGCCTCACCCAGAAGCGCATCAAAATCGCTCTGGGTGTTCACAGCCAGGGTCTTGCCTGTATTTTTGGTTCCCGTACCGATAAACAGCACCGTGCGTTCCACCTCATTGGTTTCGCCCAGTAGCTGGTTTACCTGGTTAACGGTCACATTTGGCCAGGTCATGTTCTCCCCCTGATATCCTGCGCATTTACATCCCAGCCAAAGCCGATGGCCTGAAGCTGGCGTGCCAGCGCCTTGTTAAAGTCTTCATCACCCATTCCCAGAAATACGCGGGAAGGGAGATCGATAGTCCAGCTCGTTTTGACGGCCTTGCCGCTTAACTTCCGGATAAGCAACCCCGCCTGTGCGTATGGCATTTCACTGGTTATTTCCCGGATAGTGGGCTTCTTCCAGCGCTTCCCCCGGCGCACCCGGTAGCCCAGCGCACGCAGTTTTTTTCCCTGCGCAGCAGTGGCCATCTTGCCTGGCTGTGCCTTCCCAGGCTGGCTTGCACGACTCACCCGGACGCGCATGCCGTTTTGCTGCGAATAGCCCACCGTGCCAGCGGGTACAGGCGTTTCCCCGTTCCGGTAGCCGCCACCCTGCAAGTAGATCCGCACGGCCTGAATTTCAGGCATTTCACGGATATGCAGCAGTTTCGGCATGTTGCGCAGCATCTTCCCTTTGCGCTTTGTTTTGCGTCCTGCCCAGGCTACCCCTTCCGGCGTTTCCTGGTTCCGCACGTTGCGTTTAGCTGCGGCAATCACGCCGTATTTCGCCATTCGCCACAGCAGCCGCTGCCGTTTTTTGGGCGGTAGCTCCATGCTGGCCAGCGCCTTTTTCAGCTCCGCCAGCTGGCGCTTGTTAAGCTCCCCTCCGGCAATCACGGCACATCGCCCACAGGCGCACCGGATTCATCCACGCCGTAAATCGTTGCAGTCAGCGCCGTCCAGATTTCCGGCTCAACCAGCGACCAGCGTTTACCCTGCCAGGGGATTCGCCCCTTTTCGTCCTCACGGATCACCAGCTCTTCCGCCATAGGAACCGTCAGAACGATATCGGCGGTTTCTTCATCGGCCACTGACACATCCCATTGCGGATCGGCCTCAGTTACCCCGATTTCGTCCAGTAACTCCCGGTCTGCTTCATCAAGCCAGGCAGCCATCAGGGACATAAGCAGCTGCGGTGGACACAGGCGATACGGGAAACGCTCCCAGCTCAGTACCGCGTCATAGCGGATCACCGCCTGGCGGTACTGCCCCAGCCCCATATCCTTTGCAGCCGGGACGAACTCCATTTCATCCACTACGCTGCCAAATGACTTCATCGCACGGGCTGGCACGTTGTCGGTAAAGAACGCCGTCAGATTTTCAAGCTGTGTCTGATTCATACCTTTTTCACCGTTGCCCGTTTCAGTCCCTTTATGCGTCGGATCACCACAGAGGCTTCAGTCAGCAACCCGGCGCGGGTTTCCGTGCTTTCCTGCCCGGGGTGAGAATCGCGTCGTCCAACCGTGGCGAACTCTCCCAACAAGTCCGCTTTTGCTCTGGCGAAAACCGCCTTTATGTACTGCGCACAAAGGGCATTTAATTCCCCCATCCGTGCCCCCGGCGCGTCCTCTGCGCTCAAAATCCCCCTTGCCTTCCAGCTGGCTTCCACTTTTTCCAGCTCCGCATTCACCTCCGCCACAGCCGCCAGCAGCGCCTGGGCAACGGTGTCCGCGTCAACATCAGCCGGGATCGCTCGCTGTGCCTGAAAGTCTTTCAGGTTCAGGTCTGGCCAGAACCCTTCGTTTTTTAGCGGCTCATCCTGATAATCAAGCGGCTTTCCACTAAACATGGAACCCCCGAAAAAATAGGCGGGCTGTCCGGTTTCCACGGCACAGCTTCACATTGTGTTTCTGCCCTCCACCGCGCCCGCCTGGCTTGCGGTAGTCTTTAACCCTGCGTCAATTTTCGGATGCGTGCGGCAATGGTCTGCCGCTGCGTTTTAACGCCGATTTTTGAGTAATACTGTTCAGCGGAGGCCAGCAGCTGATCGGCTTTCTGAAGTGTTTCCACATCATCCACACCCGCCGCTGTTTTCTGGCCATCCTCACTGCGCAGCAGCTGCAACCCGGCGAACTTGTACCATTTCGCTGTCACCTGCTCATGCAGCCGCCACCTGGTGGCCACGTTCTCAAACGTGCGTGAGAAATACGGCTCAATGCTTTCCCCGCGCCCGGCAGACTCCTCCGCCCAGGCCAGCATCGTATCGGCCACGAACGTCGGGAAATTGCTGCGCAGCCGTTCCGGCGTGGCCTGTTGCTGGGCAATAGCGATATCAGCCCACTCCAGCGCCTTATCCAGATCGCCCACGTCAAACAGCCAGATCACGCACCACGCCAGAACCGGATTGGCATATACCTGGCCGCTGGCCAGATACGCTTCCACAGTCGGAACCCATTTCGGCAGCAGCACACTGCGCTTATGCTCAACGCGATCGGCAATCAGCGGCAGGCTTCGCACCTGCTCCACGTCTGTTTCCAGTGCCTTAATCAGCAGGTGCATGCTTTCCGTGGTGCCAACGGCCAGGCTTTGCTTTAGCTTTTGTTCCATCGCAATGCGCTGGTTATGACGCTGCGCGGGTGAAAGAGACATTGATTAACCCTCCACTGGCTCAGACGGCTTGCCGATCGTCACGGCATCTTCATCAATCGCCGCGTACAGCTCCGGCACCTCGATCGCGTAGCCTTCGTTACGCAGATAGCTGTTCTCAAACTGCTTGCGGTCATCTTCAAACCGGGCTTTACGCTGGCGCGTATTACGCTGGGTGTAGATGTGAAGGTTGGAAAGCGGCGTGACCACCATGCGTTTGCCCGGCATGAACGGCGGGATAATCGCCTGACGGCCAGCGATGGTGTTACCCAGCAGCTGCGCCGCGATTTTTTCCGTTGGGCGGTCAGCAGCCTGGAACAGGCGGTACTGTTCAGCAGCCACCAGGTCAGCACCTACCAGCACCACCAGGCGCGGGTCATTGCGGAACTGTGCCGGGATTTTGGCGTTAATCAGATCGGAGGCCATCGCATCCAGCGATTTATAATCACCCGCCTGATCGAGCACCACCGGATCGGTCATGATTTGCTTGCCACCCAGCATCGTTTTCATGATTTCATGCCAGCCAATGTTCACATCTTCGCCGTTCGGATTGGCGATCGGGTCTGTGGTTTTGGCGCGGTGTGTACCGTTAAAGCCGATACGCAGCATGTCCATCGCAAACGCCTGAGTGCTGAAGGTCTGCACCAGGTTGTAAAACTCGTTTTCTTCCTTTCCGGCGTTCGCCCAGACGGAAAGCAGATCCCAGCGCAGCGCCGCACAGCTGTCCGTTTCAACCAGTGAATAGGTATTGCCATCAACACCCACCTGGCGGACGAAACGTCCTGTTTCACTGCGCCCGGTGTGAAGCACAGACGCACCCACGTTAACGACCTGGCCACTCAGCTGGTCAACGTCCAGCGTGGTGATCCAGTTCAGAAACTCGACTGACTCCAGCATGGCCAGACGCAGCGCGGTTTCCTGCGGGTCATTTAGCGAAAAATAACGGCCAGGGTTTTGCGTGCCAAAATGCTGCGCCAGCCCTGCCGTATAATTGTCCAGTAAATCCCGCGCACGGTTATTCAGTAACATAAGACTCCCTCGCAATTACGCGATAATAAAAATGTTTTGCTTATTCGCGTTGCGGTTAATTACAGGTAACTAAATTTACCGGATTTGGCTGGCACCTGACGCTGTTTGCGCTGACCGCCTTTATTCCCCAGATCGTTAAATCGGGTAACAATCTCTTTTGCATTGTCACGAATAGCGGCAAACTCTTCCGTGTCCACTACTTCGGTAATAGTGTCAACATCGTCCTGCACGGAATTAAGCTGGGTTTCAATTGCACCCACACGCGCTTCCAGATCGTTCAGAGCACTCGCCAGCGCCTGCAATTTATCATCAGCAGGTGGATCGTCCTGCGAATTTTCTTCTTCAAATTTCGGCTTAATACCAAACAATTTTTGCCAGTTTTTCATCTTCCCTTCCTGCGTAATTTTACCGTTACGGGAAATCACACAACTGTAATATCCCTGTTTGTTTAATTTGCGCCGACTAAAGCGCAGCCGTGTAGTTCCCACACTTGCCGGGTTGTCAGTAACAGCCAGCCCCTTCAGATATGTACGATCCCCTCCGCGCCAGTTCAGCTCCGGCTCTACAGAGAAATAAAGCAACTGGCCTTCGTCGTTTGCATAAATCAGGCGCTTATTCGGGCAAAGGCTGACATACAGCCGCGCCAGCCCGTCATCACCGTCCTGCCACATCGCTTCCAGCACCTCACCAAAGTTTCCGGCGTAGCGCTCATGTTCCGGCCAGAGTAATGCGGCGTAATGTTTAGGGTCATAGGTTTCCCCCATGTCGATAATCCATTGCCGTTCCAGCACCCGTCCATCAACCGTATCGCCTTCAGTAGCAACACACAGCCAGCCAGTTTTTAAATGCGACACATATTTCCCCCTCTGTCGATTAACTGTTTCCCTTGCTGTGGATTTGATTATTGCTAATTAAACACATCCCCGCATCACGCTTTATTCTGAACAGTTCGGTTATAAGCCATTACCGAACAGCCCCGAATTAACCCCGCCGTTTTTTTATCAGCACCACGGCATAATTAAATCTATGGCTAAATACTCAGACGAATTAAAAGGCGTTGTCCGCGCTCTTTACCTGCGCCGCTACACGCCGAAAGAAATTGCATTAGAATTAAATCTGCCGAATGCGCGGATCGTTTACTACTGGGCGGAAAAATATAAATGGGCTGACCTGCTCAGTTTCGAAAGCACAGAGGAGGCAATTGAACGCCGTTACCAGCTGTTAGCCGGGCGTGACAATAAAACGGATCTGGATTTAAAAGAAATGGATTTGCTTATTGCTCACGCCACAAAGCTGCGTGCCCAGAGCAATAAGCATAAAGAAAAGCTGGCCAGCAGCCAGGGGGAACGGCAAGCAGCTGCGCGAGGGGACAGCGAGGACGAACCCCGCAGCAAACGCAAGTACAAGAAAAACGATATTTCGTCACTGACTCAGGATGATTTTGACACCTGGGCGGATGAGCATCTTTTCGAATATCAGAAACACCTGCGCCGCAACATAGGCCAGCTGGTCAGGAACATCCTGAAGAGCCGCCAGATCGGCGCTACCTGGTACTTTGCGTTTGAGGCGTTCGAAAACGCGGTAATGACGGGCGATCCGCAAATCTTCCTGTCCGCGTCTAAAGCCCAGGCGGAAGTGTTCCGGTCTTATATCGTCAATATTGCAGAGCAGTATTTTGGTATCACGCTGACCGGGAACCCAATCCGCTTAAGCAACGGCGCAGAGCTGCGCTTCCTGTCTACCAACAAAAACACCGCCCAGTCATACAGTGGCCATCTTTACTGTGACGAATATTTCTGGGTTCCCAACTTCGCAAAACTGAACGAGGTGGCCAGCGCGATGGCCACCCATGACAAATGGCGTACCACCTACTTTTCCACGCCATCGGCCAAAACGCACCAGGCGTACCCGTTCTGGACGGGTGAAGAGTGGAAACAGGGCAGCAAGAAACGCGCGGCCATTAAATTTCCCCTGTTTGATGAAATGCGGGACGGCGGCCGGCTCTGCCCGGATGGCCAGTGGCGATACGTCATCACGATGGAAGACGCCATTGCGGGCGGCTTCAACCTGGCCAACATTGAGAAGCTACGCAACCGCTACAACACCGCCACATTCGACATGCTTTATATGTGCGTGTTCGTGGACAGCAAGGATTGCGTTTTCAGCTTTTCCGACCTGGAAGCGTGCGGCGTGGAGGTGGACACCTGGCAGGATCATAACCCGGATTCAAAACGGCCGTTTGGAGACAGGCCAGTCTGGGGCGGCTTTGACCCGGCACGCAGCGGCGATTTGTCGTGTTTCGTAATTGTCGCCCCGCCGATGTTCGCCGTTGAAAAATTCCGCGTGCTGAAGGTGATTTACTGGAAGGGCATGAACTTCCGCTACCAGGCAAAGCAGATCGAAAAGCTGTTCGACCAGTACAACTTCACTTATCTGGGCGTGGATGTAACCGGGATCGGCCAGGGTGTCTTTGACAACATCCAGCACTTTGCCATGAAGGTTGTTGTGCCGATTCGTTATGACATGAACACCAAAAACCAGCTGGTACTGAAAGCCGCGGACGTGGTGGAAAGCCAGCGTATCGAGTGGGATAAAAATCTGAAGGAAATCCCCGCCAGCTTTATGTCAGTAAGGCGCACGACCACAAACAGCGGTAACGCCATGACCTTTGTTGCAGACCGCAGCCAGGACACTGGCCACGCAGAGGCATTCTGGGCAATCACCCACGCACTGCATAACGAACCACTCAACTATGAAAACAAACCAAAATCCCGCTGGGGTGTAAGGAAACAGGCAGCATGAGTAAAAAGAAACGCTTTGTGAAACGCGAGCAGCGCGGCGACAAATCAAAAAAAATGAGCATTATCAGCTTCGGCAAGCCGGAACCGGTACTGACAACCGGAACCGATTACCGGGAAATCTGGTACGACAACGCCGCCGATCACTACACCCAGCCAATTGACCGCCTGGCGCTGGCGCAGCTTATCAACCTGAATGGCCAGCACGGCGGGATTATCCACGCCCGTAAAAACATGGTCACGGCGGACTATCAGGGCGGCGGCCTGACGTTCGACGAGCTCGAAGCCGCTGTGTTTGATTATCTCACCTTCGGGGATATCGCCGTGGCCAAAGTCCGTAATGGCTGGGGCGATGTGATCGGACTTCAGCCGCTGCCGGGGCTTTACCTGCGCCGCCGTAAGGAGAAAGAAAACGCGGAGACTGTGCCAGGGGATTACGTGGTTTTACAGGAAGGTGAGCCGCTGGCGTTCCCGCCTGACGATATCATTTTCATCAAGATGTATGACCCGCAGCAGCACATCTATGGTCTGCCGGACTACATCGGCGGCGTTCATTCTGCCTTGCTGAACAGTGAGGCGGTCATTTTCCGCCGTCGCTACTACCACAACGGCGCACACACGGGCGGCATTCTGTATACCCGTGACCCCAGCATGACGGACGAAATGGAGGAAGAGATTGAACAGCAGCTGCGGGACAGCAAAGGGATCGGCAACTTCTCCACCATCCTGGTGAACATCCCTGGTGGCGACGGGGACGCGATCAAGTTTATTGAGATGGGGGATATTTCGGCCAAAGATGAGTTTGCGAGCGTGAAGAACATCAGCGCCCAGGACATTCTGAACGCGCACCGCTTCCCGGCAGGGCTGGCGGGTATCGTTCCGCAGAACACTGCCGGACTGGGCGACCCGGAAAAGATTGAGCGCACCTACAAAAAGAATGAAGTGCTGCCCATTCAGCGCCGCCTGGCGATGGCCATCAACAGCGATCCGGAAATTCCGCGCCACCTGCATTTGAATTTTACTGAAGAAACAACGGTGAAGGGTGCAGCATGAGTCAAAAAAGGCTAAAATCCAGGCATTATTTGACAGCCGGAGAATGGAATATGAGAGTCCTGAAAATTGAATGTCCGGAGTGCGGCTCTAAGGCTGTGATTCGCAAAACTAACCGAAAGCACCGCCAGATTGCAGATATTTACTGCGCCTGTGCTGACGTGGAGTGTGGGCACACTTTTGTTATGAATTTGACGTTTTCCCACACTCTCAGCCCCAGCGCTAAAACGGGTGACGCTCTGGTACAAACCTTATTAAAAAATCTGTCACCCAATCAGAAGCAAATGGCTCTCGATTTACTGAAAGCCGCCCCTGCCGCCTGAATCGCCCCCATTATGGGGGTGTTTTTTTTCATACTGATCCAGCTTCCTTCCCAGTTCCTGCGTCATCTCTCCAAGCCAGGCCAGCGCCACATCCTTTTCATCTTCAGAACAGTCAGCGGTTGCCATAAGTTTTGCAACTAAAGCGATCCGTTGAAAGGCAACGGTTTCAAAAAATAAATCCTGCACAGTATCCTCCCACGCAAAAAACTGTATAAACATACAGTACACTCAAAAGCATTAATTGTGAATTTTTTTATTCACACCAGTAACAATTTACGTTTTACATATCACACACTTACAGGCTATTACTGCCAGCCTGGCCATTGCTCATCTTCCGGATTGTTCCGTTTCTCCTGCAACCTCCCTTCCCTGTAAATCAGGGCAGATCGGCCAAATTTGAGACCGCCACCCCGCTTCAGAATGTCGATTTCTTCATCCGTTCCGGCAAACCCTCGCTGATTCAGTTCCAGTTTTAACCGTCTCCGGGTTCCTCCCTCCGTACAGTTATTGACAGAACTCCAAGGGGCGGCGCTGCCGCCAGAAAAACCCGCCTCCGCTGACGCTTCGGCCAACTTCGCAACCTTCTGCCACTTAACCAGACGGGTGCAAACTTCGGAATCAGGGATCAAAGGCGAATAGATACCTTGCACACGCTGAACATCTTCTGCGTACTCGTTACCCTGTTCAGTGATTTCATAGGCCAGACGCACAACCAGATCGCGACGTGCAACCAGTGCGCCACCCTGCAACTGTGTATAGGCCGCCCAGTCCCCGACATCAGCAGCCGCCAGCACCGCGTCCATACGGCTGTCAGTCAGGCGCTGATCACCCAGGCGGCGCAGCTCACGCCATACAGTCACAGGCGCACCACCAATTTGCTGAAACTGGCGAATCCGCCAGCGGGATGCCCAGGCCGATACGGATTTGGCCATATCGCGCAGGTTTTCCCCGGTTTCTTCATCCTGCTCGCCATCGAGCGCAAAGCCGTCGATATTTTTTGAGATGTATTTAGCGATATAGCCTGTTGCCGACCCTTTAGCAGGATCGATAGGCTCAACGTGAAAACGCGCTTTAAGCGCGTTGGGTGTCTGTAGCTCTTCTGAATCGGCAATCCTGGCGTGATAGCAAAGAATATCGCGCACCGCCTCAACGTCATGCGGTTGCATAAACAGCAGCATATGCCAGTGCGGCGTCCCGTCGTGGTGTGGCTCGACCACGCGAAAACCAAAAACATGAATACCGGCACGGGAGATCGCCGCGCGTGCTTTTGCCCAGACGTTGCATAAATAACGCTGCGTGTCCCGCGGGCTTAATCCGTTCCACTGAGACACAAAGCCGCCTTTGTTGTGCACCGCGTGATAACGTGAAGGCGCAGTGATTGTGTAAAACTCGCCAGCCAGCCCCTGTTCGTTGGCGATATCTTCAAACCCGCGCATGCGCACCATCAGCTCACAGCGACGAATGGCCGGGTTAGCAACGCTGCGGTGTACCATGCTGTCCAGCGCAATACGGTTGCCCTCTTCGTCCATCAGATCAAACTTTTTGAAGAACTCCAGATTTCGTTTCTTCTGGTCTATCCATTCGCCCAGGGTTTTGCGTGATACGTAGGCGCTGGCAGATTTCTGCACCTGGCCAACAGCGATGGCCAGATGTTCACGTTGCAGGTCACGGGCACGCTTCAGGCGCTGATACCACCATTCCGGTGCCATGAGACGCAAAATCCCTGACTCCGCCTTTCGGGTTTCCAGGTGGCCATCATTGGCTTCGTGCTCTGCCCAGTACGGCGGCTGATTGTTCAGCATGAGGGAAAGTGAACAGAGTTTGCGGTAAGCCTCCAGCGTGCGCTGGCGCATTTCCCTTTCGTCTTTGGGTTTACCCTTCAGCGTGTCGGTGAAGTCATAAAACATCTGAGCTATCCAGCCAGAGACCTGGCCAGACAGCTTTTTGAGATCGGTACGGTCAAGCGACGGCAAACGCTGCAATGATTTGCCGAAAGGGAGATCGCTTACATCAGCGGCCAGTTGGTAACGCGCAGCCACTTTCCGCAGACGTGGCAATACATTCTCACCGATTGTTTTGCGCAGGAATGTATTGGCACGGCGGCGGCCGTCACGACCAGCAAACAGCTTTTCGTAACGATTGCCAAAATACCCGGCTAGCCAGTCGGGTATTTCATGAAGGAACTGTGAGCGCCATTCGTAGTCCTGTGGGTTAACTGCCCACAAACGGCGCTCTGTGATTGTTGCATCCGCTGGCGTTCCTGGCGCAAAAGTATCACGCCGCCAGATATCGACGGCATGATGTTGGCCAGCAAGAGACAGATCAGTCACGATTAACCCGCTTCTTCCAGGCATTAATTATGTAAGCAGCGACACATACCGCCGCCAGTACAGGCCAGACGAGGGAAGAGATCGCGACCAAAATAAAGTCCACTCATCTGAAGTCTCCGCGTCCCGCCGCTCTTCCCAGGAAAAGAAGATGAAAGCCGCAAATACCGTCAGCGCATAAAGCCCGGTCATGGGTTCAGTCATCATTTCGCCACCACCCCAGCGCTGGAGGCTGTGGAAACTGGTGATTTCAGGATCAGCTCTGCGGCAGATTTCTGGCTTGCAGCTGCGGCACCAACACTGCGCGGCGCTTTGACTTTCATCGCCTCAAACCCGGCGTAAAGGTAATGCACCATTTCCAGATCGCTGTTTGACGCAACAACACTCACGCCCTTTTCAGCGAGACGGCGCAGCTTTCTGGCCAGCCGCCCCTGATCAAGATGCGAAAAACCGCTTTCGGTGTATGAGGTGAAATTTCCTGATTCCGTCAGGTATGGCGGATCGCAATAGACCACATCCCCGGCACGAACCAGCGCAAGCGTTTCGGAGTAATGCGCGGTGATGAACGTTGCACGCTTTGCCTTTTCAGCAAACGCACGGACTTCTTTAAGCGGGAAATAATTTTTTTTGTACTTCCCGAACGGGACATTGAACTGGCCACGGCGATTGTAACGGCAAAGCCCATTAAAGCCGTGGCGGTTCAGATACATGAAACGGGCAGCGGCTTCAACACTTTCAGCCCCAAGCCCTTTTCCGGACAAATTGAACGCGTCCCGGACGGCATAGTAAAAAATAGCGCGGCTCTCCTGTTCACCCAACGCCCCGGCAGAAAACAGGGTTTCAAGCTCCACAAGAAACGCGTCGGTATGGTAGGCCATCGCCTTATACAGATTGACTAAATCCGAGTTTAGGTCAGCGATCAGGTATTCGTCATAGTCCGTATTCATCATGACGGCGCAGGAACCCGCGAACGGTTCAACCAGTCGCTTACCCTCCGGCAAGTGGTCACGCAGCTGCGGCATGAGGCGGACTTTGCTGCCCACCCATTTAAGAGGCGTTTTTACTGCCATGCTGCACCGCCTTTACTGCAAATGGCCGCAGCTTCTTCACGGATCAGCTCTACGATTTCGGCAGCGCTTAAACCTTCGCTCGCTGCATACGCGGCCAGCTTATCCAGACGGGCAGAACACAGATCGGCGGAGGCCGCTTTACCTTCCTCAGTAGCTTTTGCCAGCATTGCCAGCAGGTCAGTACCGGATTGGCTGACGGGTAAAAACATGCGTGTTGTCTGCATTTTGGTTTCCTTAGGGCAAAAGAATCCCCGGCCACCGCAGGGATGGCCAAAAATTCAGGCAGTTAATTAGTGGAAAGAGACGGTAACGGGCGCGGCAGAGTAGCTCGGCGCGGGTATCTGGTGCAGCTCGTAGGTATTGCGCCACCACTCCTGGATCAGTGCTTTGACTTCCCCAGCACCCAATGATCCGGCGATGTAATACATGGAACGAATACTGGCCAGCGCTTCAACCTGCTGGAATTGGTTTTCTGCTTCACGGTAAACACAGCACCAGTACGCAGCATTCACAGCCAGCCAGTGGCGTTTGTTTGTCATGTGCTCGGTGTCGTTAAAGAAAAACGGATGTAAGGCCACACGACCATTTTTAACGGTGCTTTTCTCCAGAAAGAGAATGGCGTAATTGTGTGGAACACCCCAAGCGGCCAGCTCCTGTCCCAGTTCTTTGGCGTTTACAGAGATAATGGACATTAATGATTCTCCTGCTGTTGCATCTTATGAACGATATGAGGCGCGATAATCATCTGCACGCCATTACTGCTGTGGATCGGATGTGCCTTTTTCACCTGGCGGTTAGCGCTGCGCTTTGAAAAATCGCTGTCGCTCAGACTCCCGAACCCTTCAAACGTCAGACGCGCCCTGGATATGCCCTGGCGCAGCTGAATCATTGCCCGGTAGTCCAGGCGTTCGAATAACTCTGACCAGTAGCATTTGCTCAGATGGGCTTTGAAAACGTCCATTCCGGAAGCAACTGCGGCCGCATGTAAAACAACCCCGCGCCATTCTGGTGTTAATTTGTCCCACCATTCGGCGGCTTCGCTTTTCTCACTCCAGTATTTACGGCGGATATTCCCCAGCCACTTCAGGCCAATTTCCTGCTGCTTTTCGCTAATGGCCATAACGCCTCCTGATAATCCCGAACAAACGAAACCACCATGGACGACGAGACGAACGGGCATTGAATTTGTACTGGTGGCCAGGGTTCCAGCGCTGTCCGTTTGGCAGTTCAAGCCAACCAGTTGACCCACTGGCCAGCTGCATGGCCGGAGATTCTTTTTTCAGGTAGGTAACGAACGCTTTCATGGTTATCCCTCACATCATGCCGCTGGCGCTGGTAGTCACGATATCGACGGCAGCAGCAAGAACCGGCGCAGACTGGAGGCGGCTTTCAACGGTGTAAGCCAGAACGGAAAGGGAACGGATGGCATCACGGGCACGATCAAGAATTTGTGTGCGGCGTGCGGCGGTCATGTGCTCAGTTGATACAGCTTCTCCAGCGATCGCACCCACATTTGCAGTGGCACTCAACGCGCAAAATTGCATGTTGGCTTCAGTGGCGTTATTGACCGGAACGGACGGAAGGCAGTTAATCTGCCCCAGCATCCCATCCAGCAGACGGGCATCTTCCGTGTAGTCGGTGATAGCCAGCAGCTCGTCACAGGTAAGGCGGTGTGGTTGAATCGGGTTCAACTTATTGCGCAGGATCTGCGGACGCATACCAACGGCAGCGGCCACATCTTCCAGATTGTGCGACAGCGCAAACGCTCGGCAAGCTGCATCAAAATGTGCATGTTTGGAAGTTTGGTAATCAAACATAGTCAGCACCCTCTCAGCGTTTCAAAATCGAATCAGTTAAGTACGATGTTGCAACCCGCGAGGGCGTCTATGGTCAGAGCCGCGATATTAATCATGACTTTTTCACGCCCCATATCTTTGCGAAGGCGGTGACGTGGTAAGCGGCCATCTTTCAGCATTGCTTCAACGGTGTCTTCCGGTAAACCAGTGAGTTCGATGTACTTCTCTTTTGAGATAGAAGGGACGGGCAGATTGATTGAAATGTTAGTGGTCATAGTGCAAGATTCCTCGTTTGAGTCTTAAACCGTAGCTAGCGGTGACAAGTATTAATAACTCCATTTCCGTACTTCAAGCGGAAGGCTAATGCTTCAAATGGAGTTAGTCAACAATTAAAACTCCAAAGGCGTAATTATGGACTTCAATAGAGGCGGGCAGGAAGTAATCAAGCGATTACTAATTGCTTATGGATTCAAGACAAGACAGGCGCTTTGCGAACAGCTTGGCGCATCAACTAGCACAATGAGCACAAGATGGATGAGGGATATTTTTCCCGCAGACTGGGTTATTCAGTGCGCGATGGAAACAGGCGCTTCGCTTGAATGGCTCTCCTTTGGGAAGGGCGAAGCCTTCCAGAACGGAGCGGGAAACTCTCCAAATGAGTATAAAAAGACGGCCAACGACAACGCCATGGGTGATGTGGTCGCGGTTCCTCGTAAGAAAATCATTGATGGGAATCTGTACGAATCCAATTTTTATATGCTCGATAAGGCAATGCTTCCCTCTCACCTCAGCAAGCCGGTAATCATCCTTGATGACGAAATCCCGTACGTCGCAGACATGAAAACTGACGAACTATCGGATGGAACATGGGTTGTTGAAATTGAGGGAAAAACAAGCATTAAAGAGCTGACCCGTATTCCTGTGGGCAGGGTGCTTGTAGCCCCAATATCTGGCGGCCAATCTTTTGAATGTGGGATCAATGACCTTAAGCCATTAGCTAAATGCCACTATTACCTAATGTCGAATGTTTAATGGTGCGAACATCAAACATTGACACTGTATAAATAAACAGTAAATCATACCCCCATAGCAAGTAATAAGGGGTATTGAATGGCTATTCGGAAACTTGAAACGGGCAAATGGCTCTGTGAATGCTACCCTGCCGGACGTTCCGGGCGCAGGGTTCGAAAGCAATTTGCAACAAAAGGTGAGGCAATGGCCTTTGAGCGCCACACGATGGATGAGGCCGCGGCCAAACCGTGGCTGGGTGATGTTGCTGATCGGCGCTCTTTAAAAGATATTGTTAACCTCTGGTATAAACTGCACGGCATTTCGCTTTCTGCTGGCGAACACGTATACGAAAAGCTACTGCTGATTGTGAACGCACTAGGAAATCCTCTGGCTACATCGCTCACCCCAAAAATGTTTGCTCACTACCGCGATAAACGCCTAACGGGAGAGATATATTTCAGTGAGAAATGGAAGAATGGCGCTAGCCCTGTCACGGTAAATCTTGAACAAAGTTATTTAAGCGGTGCCTTTAGTGAACTGATTCGCTTGGGCGAATGGCTTCAGCCAAACCCTCTTGAAAACATGCGTAAGTTTACTATTGCTGAAAAGGAAATGGCCTGGCTGACACATGATCAGATTGCAGAACTTCTGTATGACTGCCAGCGCCAAAATAAGCTGTTGACGCTGGTTGTGAAGATTTGCCTCAGTACTGGGGCAAGATGGAGAGAGGCAGTCAATCTGACAAGGTCGCAGGTAACGAAGTACCGCATCACGTTCACCAGAACGAAGGGAAAGAAAAACAGAAGCATCCCTATCAGCAAGGAGCTATATGAAGAAATCACCGCGCTGAAGGGGTTCAAGTTTTTTGATGACTACTATTTTCAATTTGCATCAGTGATGGATAAAACTTCTATCATCTTGCCGCGTGGCCAGCTAACGCATGTTCTTCGCCACACCTTTGCAGCTCACTTTATGATGTCCGGGGGAAACATACTCGCTCTGCAAAAAATACTGGGACACCACGATATAAAGATGACTATGCGTTATGCCCACCTCGCGCCAGATCACCTTGAAACTGCGTTAAGGTTTAACCCCCTAGCTACAATGCACAATGGCGACAAAATGGCGGCAGCGGTTGCCACTCCCTGA